CAGGTCATCAACTCCGTGAAGGCCAATGACCAGGAAGGCTTCCGGGCAATCTACGACCACAAGTCCACCCTGTCCAGGGTTCGGACCCTTTCCCCCGTGATGCGTAAGATCATGGAGGACACGAGCTACACGCGAGCGTTTGCCAAGGCTCAGAACTACTTGGCCAAGGCCAACATCTTCGGCCAGATTCGCCCCATCGCCGGAGTGACGGATGACCTCCGTGGCATCCACGACAAATACAAGAACGCCGTAGGTGGACGCTGGAAGCGCAACCAGCCCGTCGGCGGTCCGCAGTATATGGTCCAAACCGTCCAGCAGCTGGAAGCCTACATCGCCGAACGGCAGGCCAAGGTCGGACGGGTCAAAGCCGGATGGGCGGCGGTCATGCAACAGGTCCCCAAGCCCGTGACCAAGAAGGGCGTCGAGCGCAACTTCGGCGTCTACAACGCCCCATGGGTGGACGCGAACAAGCGTTCAGCCAATGGCGTGTTCAGCGCCACCCGCAGCCCTGGCTTCGTCTCGATGACCGTGATGAACCTGATCGGTAACATCAATAACGTGGCCGGAGAGGCTGGGACAGAGAACATCGTCTACGGGAACCGCGTGAAACAAATGCGTGCCGCCGTGCTCGCAAGGCTTGAGAAGACGTTCCAGCAGGCCAACAATCCGAAGAAGAAATAACTCTATGGGAACCAAATCCGCACGCCATATCGTGGAGGCCGCAGTGGCCGCCCACCTCACCGCCCAGGTCGAACTCGCCGGGGTAAACATCTACACGGGCGACAGCGCCGACACGAACGTGCTCCCCAAGGCCATCGTGCTCTGCGACTCTGCCCGCCTGCCTAATGACTTCCCGGACGGCCTCGGGAACTACTCCTGCTCGGTCCGCGTGACCCTGCTGGACTCTGCCGACGACGTGACCCTGACGGATCACCGTGCCAGGATGGCCGCCATCGCCGGGGCCATGCAGGACCTCGAAGCGCTGCAGGACGTGTTCACCCTGCAGGGCGACGCGCACTGCTACGATATCACCCCCCTTTCAGAGGATGAGGGGGTCAACGAACGCTCCTGGGCATCGGTCCTAGGCTACGACATTCTGGTGGTCGTGAACCCCGAGGGCTAACCTTACCTTATCCGCAATAGTATATGGCTGCTATCGTCAAAGGGGTAACCGCAATCTATGGCCTTCCCGGTGCGACCGTGGCCAATGCCGTCGTCCAGTCCTACACCAACGACGGAGAGTTCACCGCTGAAGCGACCATCGTTGACGAAGAAGGTCTCACCGTTGCTTGGCGCGGCGACGACCGCAAGACGCAGATCAGCGTCGAGCTCATCGCCAAGACCTCGGCCATCCCGGTCCTCGGCGCTAACTTCACCCTGACGGTCAACACCGCTTCGTCCTATTCTGGCGGCACGGCCTCCACGGCCTTCTCCGGCTGGGTGACCAAGGTTTCGGACAAGGGCTCGAACCGCGGCTACACCGCCGTGACCGTCACCGCCGTCGGCTACGAGGCCATCGCTTAACCGCATGGATAAGCGGTTCACATCCGCTTTCACGGACCCAGGGCTGACCAAACTCCTGGGCCGTTTTGTTTCCCCGTTCTGCCTGCTTCACCGCGTGCAGCTGGAAGCAGCCGAAAGCCCCCTGCTCCGCTCTGGGGTCGGCATCCGTCCGCTCGACCTGCTGGTGGCCGTCAAGATTTGCTCGGGCGAACGCCTCGACAAACTGACGTGGAAGGACTCCTGGTATCTCGGCAAGATGACCGCCAACGGCGATTACTTCGCCGACCAGATCGAACTGTTTTCCAAGTTCGTCATGGTCGAGGCTTGGCCTAAGTTCTGGGAGAAGAAAGCCAAGCACGCCGAAACCAGCGGGACCCCGTGGGTCTTGACGGTGGTCGCCTCGCTAATCTCCAACGGCATCCCGGAAGAGCGCGCATGGACGATGCCGGAGTGCCAAGCCATCTGGCTAAACTCTACCTTTGCGATCAGCAAGGGGGCAGAGCTTAAGGTCTTCACCTCTGAGGACGAAGAACTAATCGCAGAACTCGAAAAAACCCAAGCATGAGCAACGTCATCAAGTTTAGCATCAACGGCGACACCAACGCCGAGCAGGTGACCGAGAAGGTCAAGAAGTCCGTAAGCAACCTCGAGAAGAACATTGAGGGCATCGAGCAGCGCTTTAAGAACTTCGGCAAGGACCTGTTCCTTTCCTTCGCCGCGCCCATGGTCCTGCTTAATGCGGCCATGAGTTCCATCTCTGCGGCCATCGAGAAGAACCGCCAAGCAGTCCAGGACGCCAAGGCCGTGGCCGAAGGCGGGGGCAACAAGTATATGCGCGAGGGCACGGTCACCTCCGCCCAGGAAGCGGCGCGTCGCCGTCAGGACGCCCTAGATCGCAAGAACGCCAAGCTCGCAGCCGAAGCCCTCGCCGAGGAGCAGGGCAAGGAGGGCGGCTTTGCAGGCTTTGGAGGCGAAGCCGATGCGGCCATGGTACAGTACCTCAAAGAATCTACCGGCCCTCTAGACTACCTCCGTCGAAATCTTAAGTCTGGTTTGATGTTCGCCGGGTTGAAGGACTTCTCCAAGGACGAGGAAATGCAGCTGATGCTCGAAAAGCGTTCGGCTGCTCGCGTCGCCGCTGACCCGGAGATGATTGCCAAGAAGAAGGCCGAAGAGGCCGCTGTCAAACAGAAGGAAGCAGCCGAGTCCCAGATCGCGGCGCAGAAGGAAATCGATAAGATGCCGACCACCTTCAAAGGACCTGAAGGCTTTTCCAACGTCGTCGGCGTCGGAGCGAATCCCGTGCTGGAGGCCATGGCCTCGCAACTGGAAGAAGCCAAAAAGACCAACGAGCTCTTGGCTCAGCTCGTCACCCCTTCTCGCACAAACGGCTGGCTCGACGCTCCGGCCGGAGCCACTTCCACCGCCGCGCCTTCCCGCGCCGCCATGCTCACCGGCAAACGCTAAAACCTTATGGCACGTCAAGACTACGGCAACCCGCTAACCGCCCCGGTGCTCCAGCCTGGGAGCAAGCTGAACAATGACGGTTATGGCCTGCTCACGGCCACCTGCGTCTGGAAGGCGAACAAGGACAACGATCTGTCGGTCGGCAACCGTGGCTCGACCTGCCCCATCAACGGAGCCTTGGCCGCCCACAAGTTCGCGGTGACCTACGACAACCTGGGGATGGCCACCATCACGGTGGACTACATCGGCATCGACCCGACCGTGAACGAGGGCGTCTATACGAACCCAGAGATCGCGGCGTCGAACGGACTCACGTCCGAGAACATCACGACCAACCCGAACTTCTTCACCTCTGGGGGAGACGGCTACTCCGGCGTCATCGCTGGCGCTCCTGGCTCCTACACGCAGTCGCCCATCGGTCCGCTGGTGGAAATCAAGAACCCTGCGGACTTCATCGAAGTCATCACGGGAACCAACTCGGACGGAACTCCGATCACCGGCCTGTTCAACAAGAAGCAGTCCTACATCGGAAACAACGGCGCTTGCTTCGAGGACCCGCAGGGCGGTCGCTTCATCGGTTTCGTCAACGCCTCCTTCAAGCACTTCTACGGTAAGACGAACTACCTCGCCCCGCAGTCTTCCTTCTCCGGCCACTTCTACACGACCGAGGCTTCCGAGGTTCACAATATGCTGGATTACCTCGGCACGACCTCGCGTGACAACGACTGGTCCAGCGTGCTCCCGCGCATCATCCCGGACTACGCAGGAACCTCTTGGGTTTCCAGCACGGAGAACGGTTCGTTCAATCAGCTGCTCCTGTCGCAAGTAAACGTGCAGGACTACGGTTTGCTCTACAAGGTGAACTATGAGGTTCGCTATAGCGTTGTCGGCTGGAACGACTCCGTCTACCGAGACAACCGACTGATCTGAACATGAGCCTGCAACCCGGCGACGGATACACCTTCTCGGCCTCGTCCAGCGGGTTCACCCTGGATATCCAAAAGCCTTGGATGCCGCCGACCGATGGCGGCGCTGGGCTCATGCTTGGTTTCAGCCTGCCCAAGTTCCCCGACCCGCCCCTCCCGCCTAGCCTCCCCGAGCCGGAAAAGCCCAAGCCCCTTCAGTTCCAGTGCAACGTGCTGGCCATGCCTGTCTCCGGCACGCCGACGCCTGTCGTGCAGATTGCCATGGGCTCGGTGACCTACACGCATTCCTTGATGCCCTACATCAAGACTGGGGCGTTTCTAGACCACAGGCAGGCATACATCAACTTCGTCGCGGTAAAGTCCTCCAGCGTCACGCCAGCCCCCTTGGTTGACGCCACGTCCCCTTGGATGCTCGGCGGCGGTGGCTACGCCCTGACCGGGGAAGGCCGCTGGTATGTGACCCTGTCGAAGTGGGACGCTGGCAACGGAGCCTTTGACGGCGGCCTGCTGGATCAGAACCTTCCTTGGGTGTCCTTCGTCAAGGACGGCTCGGACGAGTTCGACGCGCTGTTCGTAGACTCCGGCCCTTCGCTCTACCAGAACACGACCAACATCCAGAAGATGGAAGGATACCAGGAGGTCGTCGCCGAGGGCGAAACCCTGCTGGACTGGGGCCACTGCCACACGACCTACTTCAACCCCCGCTTCTTCGGGCATCATGTCCGGGTGCTGGCCGTCATCGACTCTGTCGCGGCTACTCCGTCCACCGTGGCGGTCAACGTGCTCAGGGATGGCAGCTCATCGGCCGGCAATAGCATCCAGCAGGTGGTCTTCGCGGGCGACTACAAGTCAGGCGGGGCTACGTTCACCCACGCGGGTGCGACGACCACCACCACCTTCGACCCCTCGACCCAGTCGGCTTACGATCTCCAGGAATGCCTCAACACCATCCCGGCCTTGGACGGCAACGTGTTGGTCCAGCAGGCAGGCCCGGGCGTGTATCAGATTGAGTTTACCAACGTCCTGCGGAACAGTTCCGTGGCGGCGCTTACGGCCAACTCCACGCTCACGTCCTTCACGACCTGGTATAAGGTCAGCCAGATGCACGTGGGTTCGCAGGATATCGTCATCCCCTGCGAGCTCAACGCCACCTTCCTGATGAACAAGGCCGACGTCACCGAGGCCGAGGACCCCTACTACATCAACGAGGCCACGACCCCTCCGTGGGGCAACGTGGTCAACAACGCCGACGCCATCGCCGCCAACGCGCTTGGCTTCATCCCCGCTTGGGCTACCCCTGTGGTCAACGGAACCGTGCCGCGTGCGTTCACCGCCCAATATCTCAACTACGCCGAAGAAGCAGGCTGCACCGGCGACGACCCTATGCCCAGCCTTCACCCGTTCCTCGTCACCCTGGACAGCCAGACCGAAACGGAGTCCACCTACTCCATCATCTCGGGCACGGTCAACAACCTCGTCCCGGACAACATCGACGACCCCATCACGGTCACGACCGGCGCTTACTACGTCTACCTCAAGTTGCCTTATGTCTCGGGGGTCTACCCCTCTGCGGGAACGGACTTCAGCTGGAACATCTCGGCCACGATGCCCACGGACACGGACGCCTTCGCCTACGTCAAGGTGGCCGATATCAACCCCGACGGCTCCGTGTCGCAGTTCGTCACCGGCTCGCTCTGGTCTGACCGCATCAAGATGGGCACGCAGACCGCCCGCTACTACCACGCCCGCATCTGATGGGCGTGATCATCGGAGCAACCGACCCCCTCACGGGCGATTACTACTGCACGTGGGGTAAGTTGCGGACTGCCATCCTTGGACAGGCGGCGTCCCCTCCGTTTGGTAATTACAACCAACACAGTTATGAATATCCCGCAGGTGACGGATTCTTGACCGACAACGACACCCCTATTCGGTTCGATATGCGCTACGACAGCACGACGTGGCCTGTAGGTTTTTGGCGTCCGACTTTTGCTTTCTACTCGGTAACAGGTGGAGCCCCTGGAGGCGGGGTCGGCTGGTATGGCGCTCTAGTCTCTTGGGGCGGCACTATTACCAACGAGGATAGCGACGAACTGATTGGCGAGACTGTTGTGGCCTCTGGCAGTGTTGGCACGTTTACCATGACGGCTGACTTCTTTGGTTTCTACCCCGGGCAATACCTAGGCCCTGCAAGTAGCCCTCCCCCCGTGGAGCAGCCCATCTTCTCGGTGGGCAAACTGAACGCTTTCTGACCCCCAAGGGGGTAAACCCTACCATTTGCACAATAGGTAAGATGAGCGATACTGTCACTCTGTCGCAGGGAAACACGTTCGCCTGCACCTTCGTCTGGACTCCGGGCACGACTGGCCCTGCCAACCTGCTGGCCACGACCCTGACCTCGACGGTGGAGGACAAGTGCGGCAACCTCTACGAGCTCACGATCACCAAGGCCGGAGACGGCCTGTCGTTCACCTGCACCTACCCGGGCTCGACCGCCGACTGGGCGCTTGGCCTAGGCCGCTGGGATATCAAGTTCGTGTTCCCTGGCTCGCCCGGTCCCATCTCGCGGACCGAGGTCTTCCGTATCCAGGTCATCGACTCCGTGACCGTCTGATTTCATGCCCAACGGAACCATCACTTCCACCGAGAACACCTTCGGCACGGTCAACGGCGCGTTGTCCGGCACTGTCGCGGGAACCCTGACGGGCAGCGTCGGCGTCCCCGGGCCTGTCGGACCCACGGGACCCCAAGGGATTCAAGGCCCCCCCGGGCCTCCTGGAGTCGGCGGCACGTGGGGTAGCATCACGGGAACCCTCTCGTCCCAGACCGATCTCCAGACGGCGCTGGACGGCAAGTATAGCGCGAGCAACCCTTCGGGCTTTATCACGGCTTCGGCCCTCTCGCCCTACCTTCTCAGCTCGACGGCCAGCACGACATACTACCCGCTGACGGGCAACCCCTCTGGGTTCCTGACTTCGGCGAGCCTTTCGGGATATGCTACGGAGTCTTGGGTCACGTCGCAGGGCTACATCACGTCCTCGGCGCTCGTCCCCTACCTTCTCAGCTCGACGGCGGCCTCGACCTATCAGCCCATCTCGGGAATGTCGTCCTACCTGACGACTTCGGCTGCCGCCTCCACCTACGCGACCATCGCCCAGGGACAGCCCGCCTCGGGCACGATCGGCCAAGTCCTGACGAAGAACTCCGGCACGAACTACGACTCGTCCTGGCAGACCCTCATCCCGGGCGACCGCTACCTGACGACCTCGACGACCAGCAACACGGTCAGCAACGGCACGAAGACCTTCACGGTCGGCACTGGCCTGTCCTACTCTTCGCAGCAGGACGTCGTAATCTCCTACGACGCGAGCAACCATATGCACGCGCTGGTCACGAGCTACAACTCGGGCACTGGGGTTCTGGTTGTCGACGTCAATCACCACACCGGCTCGGGAACGTATACCGCTTGGACGGTCAACGTGGGTGGCATGGTGCCACAGGCTTCCATCATCTGGGGCGACATCACCGGCACGCTCGGCAATCAGACCGACCTTGCGACGGCGCTCAACGCCAAGCTCGAAGTCACGACCGCGGCCTCGACCTATCAGCCCATCTCGGGAATGTCGTCCTACCTGACGACCAGCGCCGCCGCTTCGACCTACCTCACGCAGGCAAACGCGGCTTCGACTTACTTCACGATCAGTTCGGCCGCCGGAAAGGCCAACCTCGCTTCGCCGACCTTCACCGGCACGGTGACTATCCCTGCTGGTGCGTCCATCTCTGGCTACCTGACCACGTCCTCGGCTGCATCTACCTATCAGACCCAGTCGGGAATGTCTGATTACCTTGCCAAGGCTGGGAACCTCTCCGGCCTTGCCTCGACCTCCACGGCGCGAAGCAACCTCGGACTTGGCTCGCTTGCTACTGTCAACGACGCGCCGGCGGACGGATCGCAATACGCCCGCAAGAACAACGCATGGGAAGTAGTCACAGGCGGCGGTGGCGGCGGGGTTGCCTGGGGTTCTATCACCGGCACGTTGAGCGACCAGCTAGACCTTGCGATGGATTTGGGAGGCAAGGCCAGCCTATCCGGGGCGACTTTTTCTGGCGATGTTTACACGCCGACGGCTTATGTAAACGACGTACAAGGCAAAGTCCTCAACGCCATTTCGTCCGAAATCTTTAACGGGATGAACATGGCTGACTATGTGTCTCTTCAGATCAGCAACTTCGGGGGTACGTTTTACGGAAGCGACCCCGAATCACCTTTCGCTCAAAATCAGACTATCAACTTTGACCTTTGCTGCCCTGCTGGATTGAACAACTTAATTGCCTATTGTACTGAGCTCGGCGGGTCACTTGTAATTGAAGCAGTAAACAGTTATAACGAAACGCAGGTAACCTGGTCGGTTACTTCTCCCTCTTCATACTGTTCTTATGGAGCATTTGCAGATATGTTTTACGGACAAACGTACAACTTCTACGTCGCTGTTTATTACCAGTTCCCGGCTGGGTCTACGCAAATTAAACAAAGAAGCAGAATCAAAGTTTTTTCCTACACCCCATGATTACCATCCTGCTCTGCATCCTCTCTTTCGTCGCCGGAGCCCTCGTCATGCGCAAGCACAAGGCCAAGGCCGACTCCCTCGAAGCGAAGGGCCGTCAGGCCCTCGACGCCCTCAAGGGTCGCGACTGACCTCATGCGCTTGCTCCTAGTCATCGCCCTAGTGGCCCTGGCTGGGTGCAAGTCCAAGCCCACGCTGGAGCCGTTGCCCGTCCAGCCGCCCGCCCCGACCAAGCCTGACGTGGTCCAGACCCTCGGCAAAGACCTCGACAAGACCGACCACCGCGTAGCCTCGGCCCTCGTGGCAATCGAGCGCAACGCCGACAAGCCCAAGGTCGTGGTCGCCGAGTCTCGTCTGGCCCAGTCGTATCTCCCTGCCCCGCCTGAAGCGGACGTGGCCTTCGCCATGGCCCGGGCGACCAAGGCCGACCCCATCGACTACGCCCGCCAGATGGAGTTCGGACGCAAACTCGCCACCGCCGTCAACAAGGCGTGGGAACGTCTGGAGGCTGACCAAGCCGAAGCCAAGCGCGTCTCGCAGCTGAAGGACGCCCGCATCGTCGAACTGCAGAAGGAGGTCGAAGCCGTCCGCAAGGAAGCGAGCCGGAACATCTGGACGCTGGCAGGCGCTGGCCTTGCCGTCCTCGGCGCAGTCACGACTGCCTTCGCCGGTCCTCGCATCGGCCTGCCTCTTCTGGCCTGCGGTGCGGCGATGGGGGCTTTCCCGTTCGTCGTCGAGTCGCCCCACTTCGACCTGATCGTGACGATTACCCTCGGCTGCGGAGCCGCCCTGCTCATCTGGCTGGCGTGGGATTTCATTCGCGACCGCGTCAACGCCAAGCCTCCCCAGGAATGAGCCCTCCCCCTGCGCCCATCGACCCGGAGTCCATCCCGAAGGAACTGAAGGACGGCGTCGTGGCCTCGACCATCGGGGCGTTCTCGATGGCGGCGCGTCTCATGCTCTCAGACGAGAAGCATACCTGGGGCTGGGTGGCTCGCCGCGTCATGGTCGCTTCGCTGGTGGCCTGCCTCAGTGGCTACGTGCTGATGGAATACATTTCCAGCCCGGGCCTGCGGATGGGCGCAATCGGTGCGCTGGCCTATTCCAGTCCCGAAGTCCTCGACGCCCTTCTGCGCTGGGTCAAAGCCCGGGCAGAGCGTGAGGTCGAGAAGGTGTCCAAGCCCGCCAAGCCTAATGCCAAACCCAAAGCCAAGCGAACCAAGCGCAAGTGAGGGCAACCTCCTGCTGGCCGTCTGCCTGCTGGTAGGCTTCGCGGGGATGGCCGCCGCGACGACCGCCTACACCTCGGGCTTCGTCCTCGACCAGTTGCAGTCCACCGATGCCATGGTCATGCTGATCACGGACGGCGGGAAGATTAAGTCAGACTCCGAATCCCTGGAGCAGAACCTGTCCTCGGCCACCCTAGCCCTGCAGTCCGTCCGTGACCTAGGGCTGGCTCTGTCGTTTGGATGCCTTGCCGTGGCCGTGGCGGTGGGTATCAGGGTCTGGCGGGGTAGACGGCAGGGCTGACCCAGAAGCCCCCTTCCTAGGGCATTCTAGGCGGTTTCCCGATGGGGCTTGACGACGGGGGGTGGGGAGGGCATACCTTTGCCTATCCCGCACAACATGAGCTCATCCTCCGACCCTAACGCCGACCTCTACGCTTTCATCTTCAACATGATTGAAAGCCAGCCGCACTTCCGTGTCGGCGCTCGCAAGCCTGCCGCCGCCCCTCTCTCCCCGGCCATGCTGGCCAAGCCCTACAAGGGCATCCTCCCCGAGTCCTACGCGGTCGAGCCGAAGATTGACGGCGTCCGCGTGATCGTGGAAGTCTGCCGCCAGTCGCTGGCCGTGGCGTTCAAGACGCGCAACGGCAACCCGCTCCCGTCCATCGAGCACCTCGGCGCTTGGTTCGCTGACGTCGCTGGCAAGCACGGCGTCTACACCTTCGACTGCGAGGCCGTCTCCGGCGCTGACTTCTACGACGCGGTCGGCGACATTCGCTCCAGCGAGCCCGCCAAGGACGCTTTCCTCTGGCTGCTCGACCTGCCCGACGACGTGGGAACCTACCGCGAGCGCCGTTCGCTGATGGCCAAGTTCACCTTCACCGACTCCGTCCGTCTGGTCGAGTCCTTCGTCGGCATCAGCCCTAACGATGCCTTCCGTCGCTTCGTCTCGCAGGGTTTCGAGGGCGCTATGGTCAAGGACCTCGACGCTCCCTACTCGCAGGGCAAGCGCTCCAACGCCTGGTTGAAGGTCAAGGCCGTGGACGCCGAGGACTGCCCGGTAGTCTCCGTGCATGAAGGCACTGGCCGTCTGGCTGGCACGATGGGCCACGT